CCGGGTCATATTTGCCTGCGTAGCGGCGGCCAGCGGGGAGATATTTCTCACATCCGCGTACTTGGCAGCCGCTTCGCGCTTTTGAAAACAAGCAATGACGTCCTCGGTTTCGTAGGGGTCATCGTGCCTAGCATTGGCGTGCTTGGCTTTCTGTGAAGGGCGCTTCAGGGTATCGTAGGCTTCGGCGAACGTAAGGGGTTCTAGCGTGCCAGCGACGGGAAAAATTAGCTTTACAAACTCTTCAGCCGACCTGGCAAGGTCAGCGGACATAGAGAGTTTGCCATTCATAACTTTCGTAAGGCGGCCAATAAGTGCGGCGCGCGCTGTAGCCTTGGTGACCTGGGCAGCGTAAGCTGGGGGGCCGATGGGCTTCATGAACGACTGAACGATGGCGGGTCGGTCCGGCTCGTAATCCTGGTCCGGCGCGGTTATCTGATAGACAACCAGCGGCGTAACAGTATTGGCCGTTTCAACTGGGGTACCGAAATTAGTGTTCTTTACGTAGGAAATGAGCAACTGAGCTTCAGGGGTGCTCAGTCTGAGGTTAAGGGCTGACGCGGCCGCTTTGACACTGTGTGAAGAGACGGAGCTCTTCATTAGGTCTTGAGCGTTGCGAACAACATCCACAAACGACACCGGCACGGTGGCAGAAAAATGGCCCCCGTTGTGGGCGATGGATGTGTTCAAGGCGTTGCCAGAGAATGAATTCACCACGTTGAAACCCTGGTCAAGTGGTAAGTAGCGTCGCAATGGGCTCGTGCCGTAGAGCCGCATTGCTAGGTAGCCATAGAAACCGCTGTATTCTACAGCCATCTCGAAGAGCACGATCGACCTGTCCGGCGTGTTGGTTGATCGGCGTCTTTCCACGCGGTATGCGCGGTATACACCCGAGAGGATCCCGGTCTTCCTGTAAACGTTGACGTGGTCAACGCCATAGTCCCACAGGGTGTGGGAGTAATGGCTGCCCCCCGGCACGATCTCGTGGTAAACGTTGTCAAGAAACCAGTAGGTGGAATCTAGCGTTTTACCAGCAGCTCGAGTGGGGGTAGCGGTGTACAGTAAGAGGTGGTCAGGTACCTTAGTCAGGATATTATTCATATCCAATAGGTAATCCCTGTCCACCATGTAAACGATGTGGTTGATGTGAAGTCGGTCGGTTTCCGACAGGACGAGTGCGTCCTTGGTCCCGGCGTGGAGACTGGATCCTGCGATTCCCCTAGCTACGTGCACGTTCCGCTTCCCGTAAATATACGGGTCGCGGCCTACGGCACATATCAGAGTGCGAATGTCAGTCTCACAAGCGGACCTGTCCGAAGCGGACGTTCCATGGGTGTGTCCGTTCGTGGCGTGTTGTGAAGAAGGGGGGAGGCCAGTACTTAGTACTCGGCGCATTTCGGTCGTATTGTGGCGGGCGTTCGATTTGAGCCACGAACCAACCTTCAGGCGAATCTCATCCCTGGTGGGGAGTGAGAACTCACGAGAGAGCTGGCCAATGTCGTCAAAGAGCCGGCTGACCGTCTGTGCTGACCGTAGTACCAGTGCGAGTGACTGCGGCGCGCTATGGCGCTCGGCAAGTCCCGACCTGTAGCCCCGTGGCAAGGAGGCGTGTCGGTTTGCTATTGTAGTTCGAATTCGGTTGACTGCATGCTTTACGAAAATGGTTCCGTCATCGAAGTGAAAATTTATGCCTAGAAGGCAAGCGTCTGTTAGATTATCGCACATAGTTATCGTGTATGCTACACGGATTAAGA